TTAGAACCGCAGAGGACTAATTTAGTAACAGATAGTGAATATTTTGATATTTATACTAAAAGCAACGCTACAATAACAGATAATGATTCAACATCACCCGAAGGCGTAGATAATGCTGCAAGTTTAGCTGGTAATGGGGCATCTACTTCACATTATATTTACAGAAATTATGGAAGTGCAACATCTGGCACAAGTTATACTTTTAGTTTTTTTGCTAAAAAAGGTTCTTTAAATTATGTTCAATTTGTTGCTGGTTCTGGCGCTTTTGGTGTACTTCATCAAAATTATGATTTAGAAAATGGTGTGCTTGGTTCAAGTTCTGGTTCTGTTGATTCTTTTATTGAAGATTATGGGAACGGATGGTATCGTGTAGGCACAACAATTACGGCAACCGCAAGTACAACAATAGTCCCATTTATTGCTTTAGCCAATAGTTCTACTATGTCAAGATTGGCAAGTTTTGCCACAAGTAATGATGTAAAAATTTATGGATTACAAATAGAAGCAGGGTATCTAACATCCTACATACCTACCTATGGTTCAACGGTTACTCGTGCAGCAGAAACTTGTAACAACGCTGGTAATAGTGATTTGTTTAACGATTCTGAGGGTGTGTTGTATGCGGAATTTAAAAATGAAGATGTTGCTGATTATAGATTAATTTCAATTAGTGATGGCACAACTAATAATAGGACATTTATTGGAACAAGAATAACAACTGGTTATATTTATTATTTTGTTTTAGTAGGTGGAGCAACATCCTCAACATATATTTCAACACAATTAGCTTCTGATTTTAATAAAGTAGCCTTAAAATATAAAACTAATGATTTTGCTTTATGGATAAACGGAACGGAAGTTTATTCAGATACAAGCGGTGCTACATATTCAGCTAACACATTAGATAGATTAAATTTTGATAATGCTGCTGGCGCAGGTAACTTCGTTGGAAAAACAAAAATGGTATCTACTTTTACAGAAGCATTATCAGATAGCGAATTAGAATGTTTAACATCTTGGAGTAGTTTTAATAGAATGGCTACTGCACAAAATTATAATATAGAGTAAAGATGGCAGAAGCAAGTTTAAAATTAGGTGGAAGTTGGGCAACAAAGGAAGGTTCTCTTTTAGGTTTCAATGACCAAAATGGTAATTACAAGCCAATTCCTTTTGACTTTACAAGGGCAACAACTGCGACAAGGGTAAATCGTAATGGTTTAATTGAAGAAGTACAATCGGGTGTTCCAAGAATAGACTTTACTGGTGATGGTTCTTTATTACTTGAACCGCAAAGGACTAATTCTTTGCCTTATAGTGAAGATTTTAGCAACGCAGCTTGGGCAAAAACAAATTCAACAATTACAATTAATTCAGCAGAATCGCCTAAAGGCGTAGATAACGCTGCGGCATTTATAGAAAACACATCTTTAGGGGAACATAGAATACAAGATGGTATTTCTTTAACAAGTGGTATTGATTATACTTTTAGTGTTTTTGTTAAAGCCAATGGAAGAAATTTTATTAGATTGAGATTAGAAAATTCGGGTGTTGGTTCTGGGCAAATAAATACTTGGTTTGATATTTCTAATGGTACAGTAGGTACATCTACGGCTGGTACAAATAGTATAGTTGATATGGGTAATGGATGGTACAGATGTATATCCACTGGTACAACAAATACCACATCCTACTTGGCTAAAATAAATGTTTGTGATGCTGATAATAACGTATCATATACTGGCGATGGTTCAAAAGGTGTTTACATATATGGCGCACAATTAGAAGCTGGAAGCTATGCCACATCCTACATTCCAACAGAAGGAAGTGCAGTAACGAGAAATTCGGATACTTCTGATGGGGGAGAATCTAATAATTTTGATAGTAGTACTGCGGTTTGGTTTATTGATTTAGAAAGAACTGGTATTGAAAGTGGTCGTGCAATTTATTTAGCTGATTCATCATCAGTAGAACAAATTAGATTACATTTTGATGCACCAGCAGAACAAATTAGATTTAGAGATGGTAAGGCATCTTTTGCGAATATTGGTGGTCTTATCTCTATGGGAACATCAACAAGAAAAAAATTAGCCTTAAAGATTGATGGTGCTACATTAAAAGTTTTTGTTGATGGAAGTCAAATAGGAAGCGATTATACAAGACCAACTGCTTTTACTATTGAAAAATTAATTATAGCAGATGATGCGTTTAAGTTATATGATATGAAATTTTATCAAAGCGCATTAACAGATACAGAACTTCAAGAATTAACAACTTTATAAAAATGAAAATAGCAAAATACGCTTTTGATAACAAAGACCAAGCAGATTCTAAAATAGAAGCACTTGGCGTGGAAACTGATGAAAATGGAAATACTTATCCTACTCACAAGCACAGTATTGTCCATCTTGGCAATATTGTTCTTGAGGAAGGCAGTTATGATGAAGATGGCAATGAAATCACGCCACCAACATTATCTTCTAAATATCATATTGATGTTCTTTGGGATTTGTCTGATTCTGTTTCTGAATCGGGGGATTTGGTTCTTGCTGACCATCCTTACGGTTGGAAGTCTTATGCGGTAAGCATACCAGAGGATTCAAATGGTGTTCACGCATTTATGGGATTAAACTACCATAACCACAAGTTTAGTGAATAATGAAAGAACTTTCAAAGGATAGTAAGTTTTCTATAAGCATCGAAACATTAGGTGCTTTGGCGGTTGGTATTGCGACTGTAATAGGTATGTGGTATTCTTTGCAATCTGAAATTGAATTAGCTAAACAACTTCCACCAAGTGAAGTATCAAGGACAGAATACGATCTAAAAGATCAACTGATCCGAGAAACCATTATGAACACACAAAACAAAGTGGAAGAAAATGGTGAGAAGTTAGACAAGATAGAAGAACGCTTATACCAAATCAAATGAAATGGTTAGTGTTTTTATTGTCGTTTACAATGTATTCTCAAGTTGAGGTTATACAAATCAATGCTACTTGGAATAAACAAAATGATGTTATTCTTCATCTTAAAAATTGTGAATACTCTTATACGCTTTTGGAACACCAACCTAAAGAAGTTCAAGCAAAGATAAAAAGTGTACCTACAATTATCATTTTAAAAGATGGTAGACCAGTAAGACAATATCAAGCCAATCTAATGTTAAAGCTAGAAGTAAAGGAAGAAGAATTACAAGCATTTATAAATACGATTAAATGAAACTAACAAAGAATTTTAGTAGAAAAGAATTTGAGTGTAAGGATGGTACGGCTATGACCGAAAATCAATTTAAGAACATTCAAGAACTTGCCAAGAATCTTCAAGTCTTACGAGATGAATTAGAAGAACCAATACACATTACAAACGCTTATCGTTCACCAAGACACAATCAATTGGTAGGTGGAAGTAAAACAAGCCAACATATCGTAGGTAAAGCTGCGGATATTTATGTAGAAAGTCTTAAACCTAAAGAACTGGCTAAAGTAATCGAAGGACTTATAGAAGAAGGTAAGATGTCAGAAGGTGGCATTGGAATCTACTCAAAGAATAAGTTTGTACACTACGACATAAGAGGAACTAAAGCACGATGGAATGGGTAAAAAGTTTAAAGAAACTAAAGTAGGTCAGTTTTTATTTAAGAAGCTGCCAAACCTTGCAGGGGATATACTACCAGAAGGGGGTGTTTTAGGCGTTGTAAAGAACTTAATTGATTCAGATGATAGTTTGTCCTCAGAAGAAAGAGAAACGCTCTTAAAAGAACTATATGAACTTGAGGTAGCGGATCGAGATAGTGCAAGAAAAAGAGAAGTAGAAATAAAGAAAGCAGGTGGTGATGATTGGATGATGCTTGTAACTGGCATTACGGGATTAGCTGCTTTTGTATTTACTATTTATGCGGTGGTTTATGTACCATCGGTTATTGAAAATGATTTATTTGTGCATTTAATGGGTATGATAGAGGGTGTTGTAATATCAAATATCTTTGCATACTATTATGGAACATCAAGCGATAAGAAATGAAACTGATTTGTAAATTTATTAAATACATCACTTTAGATAAAGTGTGTTTAGGTTATTGTGGCAAAGATTGTAAGCGTTAAGATCGAGAAAAAAAAGGTTAAAAGACCTAACGTACACGCAAAAACCAAATCTTCAAAGATAAAATCTTCTAAATTGTACAAAAAAAAGTACAAAGGTCAAGGAAGATAAATTTTATTTTTTATATTTGAGCAGGTGTTTACTCCGATTTGACCTACTCAAATGTCAAGATTAGCGAAAAGATTAAGTAGCTAAATACAGTTCTTTATATTGAATGGTAAATCCGATCAATGTTCCACAAACCAACAAATCGGTCAATGCACGAACGAAAGTTTGATAAATACGCCATACGCACTTGCAGGGATGCGTTTGAAATATAAATTGCTAAAATGTGTTTAATACACCTAAAATCCTAAATATATAGTATGCAGGGTAAAGGGTTTGATGTATAGATATGAAATTAGAGATCAGAATAAAACAACACGAAGGATCAGATGAATTTTATGACATTAAATTATACACTTATAAAGAAGTCATAGAAACAAAAGTAGACAAAGAAAACCTTCGTTATCTAATCGGTAAAATAGACAATACAATCTTCCCTTGAAAAAAAGGAAAAGTCGTAAGAATCTTATCGTAGCATTAGATAGGGTATTTTCAAAATATATTCGTACAAAGTATTTAAGGGATAACTTTGTTGAATGTGTAACCTGCAACCGAAAGTACCCTATCAATAAAATACAAGCAGGACATTTTATGTCAAGAAAGCATTACTCGACTAGATGGTCGGAGGACAATGTATTTCCCCAATGTTATGGGTGTAATGTAATGCAACAAGGGCAGCAGTATTTGTTCTCAAAGTTTATAGATGAAAAGTATGGCGAAGGTTATTCAGATGTTTTATTATATAGATCAAGGGAAACTGTAAAATTTTCAGATTTTGAGATAGAAGAAATGATAGAAGATTACACAAATCGATTAAAAGTTTTGGAAAAAGAAAAGTTTTAGTTATATTTGACCTAATTAAATGAGTTTTTCATATTAATTTGATTGGTTAGAAGTTTTAGGGAGGGCAGCAATGTCCTCTCTTTTTTTATATAATATTTTTTTTTATTGACAAAAATTTTTATATTTGAATATCTAACAATTAATTTTATTATGGAAAAAAGATTTACTTACCTGCTTGGCCTAGCCAAACACACCGAAAACTATTTAATGTATAACGAACTAAAGGAACTGAAAAATGATGTCCTAAAGTTTCCTATGCTTCGTATTGAAGCTATGGCTAAACGCATTACAGAATTAGAACAAGAAAATGAATTTTTAACCGCCAAATTAGAAGTAAATGGACAAAACTAAATTAAGAGAACTTTATCAAAAGTACAATTTACAACCTGCTGACTTTTTTAAGCATCAGCACTACACAATTATCACAAGACAAGGTATTGAAAAAATATTAGGTCAAGAACAACTAAACATTAAGTATGAAGTTGTAAGATGTGAACCTGACTATGCAGTATTTAAAGCCACAGTAACAAAAGGCGATGCCTATTTAGAAACTTTTGGATCTGCTAAACACGGTGATTTTAAAAACGGAAATACGCAAAGTTGGTACATTGCAGAGATGGCAGAAAAAAGAGCAATGTCAAGAGCAGTATTAAAGATGACTGGCTTTTATCAGTTGGGCGTATTTGGTGAAGATGAATCAGAAAGTTTTAAAAATGGATAAGTATACTGTACGTTATTTTAAAAATGGTTATTATATTACCGAGTGTAAGAGTTCTGAAACAACCGCATTTATAGGAACACTTTCTGACTGTTATTCTTGGATTAGATTAAAAGAACTAAATATATTAGAAGAATGAATTATATTAGCAACTGTTGTGGCGCATCTCCATATAGTGAATTAGATGATATTTATGGTCGATGCAGCGATTGTCAAGAACACGCAACATTTAGTAAAGAAGAAGATTAATTTTTAAATATTTTAAAATGAGTGCAATTGTAAATTTTAGTTTAGACTTAACTAAGCTACCAAAAGAAAAAATGATTAAAGGAAAAAAAGGTACTTATATTAATTTGTCCCTTAATGTCAATGACCAAACAAATCAATATGGCAAAAATGCTTCGGTTATTGTTTCACAATCAAGAGAAGAAAGAGAAGCAAAACAAGACCGTATTTATGTTGGTAATGGCAGGGTTATATGGACAGATGGCAATATAACTACTGCAGAACAAAAAGAAGAATTGACCGCTGCAGCGCAGCAACCTGACAGAGAAGATGACTTACCATTTTAACTAACGGGAGGCTTTGCCTCCCTTTTTTTTTAACTTAGCCAAACAATGTTAATAGATTACTTACAACAATTACAACACCTTGAAAAAATAAGAAAAGGTGAAATCCGAGAAGGTTATAAATTAGGTATACCCGAAATAGACGAATACTTTAGATTTAAGAAAGGAAACTTTAATGTAATATTAGGTCAAGCCAATGTCGGTAAAACATCAGTAGCACTTTATTTGATGTTGCTATACTCATTAAGGCATAATATAAAATGGATTGTTTTTAGTAGTGAAAACGAACCATACTCAATTATAAGAAAACTAATAGAATATACTTTATCTGAACCTTTAAATAAACTAAGAGATGACAGTTATCAATATGCTGTCAAGGTTATTAAGAATTATTTTAAATTTATTAGTCCTGAAAAATTGTATAGTTATAAAGATTTAATTAAATTGGGAGAGGCGTACAAAGCTGCGTGGGATTATCAAGGTATGTTAATTGATCCGTATAACAGTTTAATAAAAGACGCTGAAATGTCTAAAAATATTGACGGGCATAGTTACGATTACCAAGCAATGACAGAATTAAGGCAATTTTGTAAGCGAAACGAAATTAGTTTATGGCTTAACACCCACGCTAATACAGGTGCAATTAGAATGACACATTTTTTAGGACACGAATATGGAGGTTATCCTATACCCCCAAATGCAGGTGATGTTGAAGGTGGGGCAAAGTTTGTTAATCGTGCTGATGATTTTATGGTAGTACATAGATACACTCAACACCCAAGCGATTGGAATCAAACACATATACACATAAGAAAAGTTAAAGAAACCGAAAGCGGTGGTAGACCAACACCATTAGACGAACCAATAAAATTAAAGTCTATGATTAATAACGTAGGCTTTGAAATAGATGGACAAAACATTTTAAAAACAGTCTTACAAAACAAAAAGCAACAAACCTTTTTAAGAAAAGCATAAATGGATTGGCAATTAAGATTAATATTTAGCTTACCACATCAAAGATTATGTTTAGGGTGGGAAGTGCTAAATCCTAGTGAGGAATTTCCTTATCAAACACTTAAATTATATTTACTACTTTTGACTATTGAACTTGACCTATAATGCTTCATTTATTATCAAAACATCATAATCTTTGGATTAATTATGTTTTAAAATTTAATGTAAATATAGATACAGCGCAAGACATTGTGCAAGAGTTTTATTTAAAAATGTCTAATTATCAAAAAGACATTATGATAGGCGAAAAGATTAATTTCTATTTCGTCTATTTAGTTTTAAGGAATATGGTATTTGATTTAAAGAAAAAAGAAAAGCGGTTTCACTTTACCGAAGAAATACCACACATAGAAGAAGAAGAATACATAGAAACCGACACATTAAAAAGTCAGTACATAACAAAGTGGATTAATGATAATACTTTACAAAAAATAAATTATGAAAACATTGAAGATTTAGAAGATATTTATCACGCTACCATTTTTAATGAAGTAATGCTAGAAAAAAAAAGTATGAAGCAATTGTCTAGAGAATTATGTTTATCATATGAATCTATTCGTCATACAATTAAAATAATTAAAAACGAAATAAAAGATAGTTATGAAACTTGGAACGCTATTAGAGAAGATATTTAAGTTTACAGGCATTGCTTGGGTCGTAAAAAAGATATGGGGTGATGACTGCGGTTGTAAAGAAAGAAAAGAAAAGTTAGACAATATAAAAGTGTTTAGAAAATGAAACAAGAAAACTATGATTACTGGACTGAATTTAGATCAGTAGAATCAAACAACCTTACCAAAGCTGATAGAGAATTAATTGTAAAGATATTTGCAGAAGAATTAAACAAAAGAATAACTGTGAATTGTGGGTGTAGCGGTAAAGTTTGGCAACAAAGAATTAACGCTATAAATGAACTTTATGACAAAGGATGAATCAGAAACATATGAAAAGACCATTGCCTTACTGATGAATGGCTTTTTAAACTTTCATTTGGACTGGGTAGGCGATGAAAATACTTTTTATGATTTAAGGGGATTAAGTCCTAACGGAAATAAATGCGTGGTAGAAATAAAAGTACGCCAAAAGTACTACAAAGAAAAGATGCTTGAAAAATACAAGTACGATAAGTTAATGACCTTACCCGATGATGTGGTTAAACTTTATTATGTTTTTGATAATAAGGGTAGTTATTTGTTTTGGTTAAATCAAATGGAATTACCACCCGTTAAAAGTATTCGATGCCCATCCACTACGATGTGGTCAAAAGACCGAAAAGAGAAAGAAGTTTACTTGTTGCCCGAACGCCTAGCATCTCTTGTAGATTATAATACACTTACCGAAGAAGATTTTAAATATTAATTTTTTTAACTTTTTTGTTTGTAATTAAAATTTATTTTTTATATTTGAAACATAAACCAATCAAATATGAAACCAGTTTTTAAAGATATCGGATATTTTGTAGAATATCTTATCGACACGAAACTTATCGGAACTAAAATAATTAAAGAAGCCGACAGAGATAAAATAGGCTATTATAGCCGCATTGATGCGGTTGCTACAGAAGATATTATTTTAGACAACAAAAAGAAAATTAAAAAAGGTCAATCATACTACACAAGGCTTTATCCTTTGTGTGGCAAACAACTGCGTTAATTATGAAAACACTTGGAAAACTATTCAAAAAACTACAATCAGCGTTCCTATACTTTGCCTTTGCTTATATAGGTTATCAATTAGGAACTATTTTATCTAACCTTTTAAATTAATTATTATGTCATTTAACGGATGGACTAACTACGAAACTTGGCGAATCAACTTAGAAATTTTTGACGGAATGCAAGAAGATTGGGATGCAGAAAAATGTAAAGATTATGTTGAAGAAATTTTAGAACAATCTCCACATCTAGCTTTAGACTACGCAAGAGCGTTTGTTCGACAAGTGGATTACAGAGAAATTTCTAACAAACTAAAAGAAGATTAATTATGTGGAAAGCAATAGAAGATTTTTTTACCTACAACGGTGACGTGGACTTTTACTATAAAGCTACATACAGACCGCAAGATAGGGGTGATTATTTTAATGCCCCCGTTCCGTTTGACGTTCAGATTAATTTTATAGGGGTTGATAACCACTTCAATTTGATAGAATATTTAACAGACGATGTATTTGATGCCGTTGAACAAGATGTAATTAAAAAATATGCATAACCTACATTCATACATATTTTTAAATTCATCAAATTATGCTTTAGATGTTTTGACAAAATGGTATGAAAAGAAACCAAACAATGTAGAGTTACAAAACTTGATTAAGTCATTTCAGTATATTGTAGAACATACAAATATGATAGAGCTTGAAAGACAGCTGTACAAAGATAGTTTCGACTTGCTACAAGAAAAACACACAGAATTAAAACAAGAACTTAATCAATTATGGGAAACAAAGTAACAGAAATTTATATTCACGAAACACATACATTATGGCAAGAATATGGTGAAGTGCATATTCTAAATGACGCGCATCATATTGTGTGGAATGCTGATTCTTTATTTCACGATTTAGATGGCTTAATGCATTTTGCGATTAAAGCAAGGCAGTCAGATGAAGAAAGATTTATTGAAGCAATGAAAAATCAAATACAAAAATATGAGGAAGCAAAGAATAACTCAGCAACAAAGAATAGCTAATGTTGAAAAATCACTTTATGTCTTGGCGTTAAGGTTAGAACAATTAACAAAAAGATTAGATGATTTGGAAAAAACCCCTGAAACAAAATGATTCTTTTATTTGACATAGATAGTTTACTCTACTCAAGTTGCTATAATATAGAATCTGCTGAGGAGGCTATGTTTAAATTTGATGAAAACTATCAAAAAGCAGTAAATGATTTAGAAGAATTATGGGAGGTAGAAGAAGTTATTCCTTTTGGGCTTTCAAGAAATAATTTTAGGAAATACATTACAAAAAAATATAAAGCTAATAGAACGAGCGAAAAACCAAAATATTTTAATCAGTTGTGTAAATATGTTGAACATTATTACAAACCTGAGATAGCTAATGGAATGGAAACCGATGACTTAGTAGCTATATTTCAACAAAAGATAGGACACGAAAATTGTATTATTATTTCTATTGACAAAGATTACAAACAGTTTGAAGGCACTATATACAACTACAATCAAAGAAAAATAATACAACTAAATAAGCGTCAAGCCTTGTATAATTTTTACGAGCAAATGATAGTGGGTGATACTGCAGATAATGTCAATTATTGCAAGGGTTATGGCAAAGCATACGCTAAAAAGTTATTTGAGGGCGTTTCTACGGACTTTGGCTACAAAAAGAAGGTTTTGGGTCTATTTAAAAAAATCTATCGCTCAAAGGGGCGAGAACGTTTTATAGAATGTTATCATTTGCTTAAATTAGGCTATCGATGAATGTTCGCAAAGAAAGATTAGATAGATGTAAAAAAGATGGAGATTTCTTTGAAAATTTATTTAAAGAAAAAATAAAAGCAAAGGGATTAAAATACAAGAAAGGTACTTTACGAGATGATTGGTATAAACATATAGATTGTTATGTCAATGGTTACGGTGTAGATGTAAAAGGAAATAGGCATCTTGAAACCATATGGCTTGAGCATACTAATGTAAATGGGAACAAGGGTTGGTTAAGAGGCGAAGCATTATATATTGCAATGCATATTCACGAATTAGATTGTTTTTCTATTTACTATCGCGAAGACTTGCTAAAATTTGTAGAAAATAATACATACGAAGAAACAACATATAAATCTGATTATTTTAAATTTTACACCCGAAAAAAATGGGGCAAAAAAGATATATTAGTTAAAGTAAGATATATAGACATAAAACATTTAGAACTTGATTTATTATAATGGACACACGCAAGAAATTAGCTGAATTAGAAGAAGAAACATATTCAGATGCAATAGTAGAAAGCCTTATACAAGAATATAGGTTTAGATCACTCAAGGGAATAGCTAAATACGGAACAACTTTAGAAGGTAATAATTTAAGCCTTTACAAGTGGTTACAACACGCTAAAGAAGAAGCAATGGATATGGCATTATATTTACATAAAGCACAAAAACAATTGAATGGATGAAGAATGGGAATTTTGGGAACACAACTATAATGGCAACGATTCAGAAAAACTATCAAGGTCAAGAAGTAGAAGTAACGGAAAATAATTTTAGGGTATTTTGGCGCAGACCAATAAATCCTATCACAATGATAACACAACATTAAATGGAAAAAGAAATACAAGAACAAATCATTGGAGTAATTGAAAGACTACACAATGCAAAGATTACCACAAAGAACAGAAAAAGAGAAAACGTAACCGCTAGGGCAGTATATGCTAAACTATGTAAAGACATATTCCCTTATTTATCTTTACATAAAATAGCCAAGCCAATTAACAGGAATCACGCTACTATAATTCATATGTTTAAGATGATAGACAATCATTTAAAGAACGATAATCAATACATCAATCTTTATAAAAGAGCATCTGTTATTATAAACAAAGACATAGTAGCCACACAAAACATAAAGGAAATATCTTATTTAGAAAGTTTGGAGGAAAGAATAATTAATCTATCAAACGCACTAATAGATAAAAACAAACAAATAGAAGAACTTAAAACACAAAGACCTACCGACAGGTATAAAGATTTCGATATAATGTCAGATGACTTGTTGGAAGAATTTATAGCAACAAGACTTAAACCATACTTAAAATTAAATTATGAGAACAAATAAACAATACGAATATTCGGCAAAAGCAGTATTTTATGGTATGATTATAGGTATTATAGTACTTTTTGTCGCTATAATTACATCATAAAAACAATAAATAAATCGTTTTATAAATATGCAAACACAATTAGTATCAATAAGTAAGGTTAAGCCTAACCAAGATAATCCAAGAATAATTAAGGATTATAAGTTTAAAAAACTAGTACAAAGCATCAAGGACTTTCCACAGATGTTAGAACTGCGCCCAATCGTGGTAAACGAAGATAATATAGTGCTTGGGGGTAATATGCGCTTAAAGGCTTGTCAAGAAGCTGGATTAAAGGAAGTACACATAATACAAGCCAAAGACCTAACCGAATCACAACAAAGAGAATTTATTATTAAGGATAATGTGGGCTTTGGTGAATGGGATTGGGATCTCTTAGCGAATGAATGGGATAACACTCAATTAGGCGAATGGGGTTTGGATGTTTGGCAACCCGAAGAAGAAGTTGATTATTCTGCTTTAGATGATTTAGATTTAGATAATATGGTCGGCGATATGCAAAAGAATGTCAAAACTGCCATACAAATTGAATTTGAATCTGAGGATTACGAAGAAGCAAAAGAACTGGTATCAAAATTTAGAAGTGCGGGAGCCTACATTGGAGGTATTATTTTAATGTACCTTAAAGAAAAGTCAAGTGAACTATGATTTGTTTTATTCCAACAAAAGGTAGGCTAAAAACAAAAACCTATAAATTATTTGAAGAAGCTAACATACCAGTTTACCATTTTGTAGAACCACAAGAGTATGATTTATATAATGTCCCAAATAAAATAAATATTCAACGAAATAATCAAGGTGTTACTTATGTCCGTAATTTTATGTTGAATTACGCTAAAGAAAACAATTTTGAATGGGTAATATTTTGTGATGATGATGTAGTTTCTTTTGGTATTTATAATGGTAAGACAATAAAAAAAACCGCCAATATATGGTTTGAAATATTAGAAAGGGCAAAAAAATTACCTTTTGAACTTATAGGAATCAATTACACACAACACGCTTGGCACGAAAAGAAAGCATATTCTATAAATAGCAAGTTTGCGGAGGTTTGTGTTTTAATGAATGTAAAAAAAATAAATTGGCAATACAATCCAAACACAAAAGAAGATAGAGACTTTCAATTACAAACAATTAAGAACGGATATGGTGTTTTAAGATTTAATCATTATTGGTTTAGCTGCCCAAATGTAGGAAGCAATGAAGGCGGTTTATTTGATTTATACCAAAGTAAAAAAGACATAGATTGGGCAAAGAACATAGTTAAATCTTGGCATCCGTTTGCTAAACTTGTTAATAAGAAAAACAGAATAGATGCAAAAATAGATATAAAGGGGTATGCAAAGTCTTTAAATAAAGAAGTAAGATGAAAACAATACAATTAAAAGAAAAACAACACGAAACCAAAATAGGAACTGATTGCCCGTATTACGAACCTAATGTTACGGAAGATTGTTTGCTTGAATCAGATGGTGAGATAATTGGATTTTATATTTCTAATATATCAGATTATAACCCTAAACTGTCTAAATTAATTTCAATTGCTAACAAAGAGTTTAGAAGCAATAATGTGCCAAAGTCATTAATGACAAGAGCAAGTGCGATTATGGATGGTTATGAAAAGTATGGTCGCAGAGGAACAGAAAATTTAGTAGAGCAATATTCTACAATTTTAGGTAGTGTTGCCCCAAGACCAATGATGCGCAGACCATATCCCACGATGAGTAGTGTACATAAAGAAAAAAGTGCGCAAATATTTATTAAAGCGATGTTAGCCTCAGCAATTGAAAGTGAAAAAATAATAAAAGAATTAACGCCAAACATATATAATCAACAAATAAAATTATTTGAAGATGTTCCTAAACAATGGCGTTTCGGAAATATGTTTACAAGCAGTATATCTAATTTCAACATACCCGCACCATTTCACAGGGATACTGGAAATATACAAGGTGCAGTTAATGTAATTATAACCAAAAGAAACAATAGTAAGGGCGGTGCGTTAAATGTTCCAGATTATGGCGCAACTTTTGAACAAGCCGACAACTCAATGTTAGTTTACCCTGCTTGGAGAAATGTACACGGAGTAACACCAATCATTCCAACTGCCGAAGGTGGCTACCGTAATAGCTTGATTTTTTATCCGTTAAAAGCATTTAAAGGAATATGAACAAAACCGAACAACATAAAAAAGCAATTATAGAAGCATTAGAGAAGTCTTTAGGCGTGGTTACAACTGCTTGCAAAACTGTTGGTATTGGTAGAACACAATTTTACCAATGGCTTAAAGACGATGAAGAATTTGCAAAGGAAGTAGACGATATTCAAAATATTACTTTAGACTTTGCAGAAAGCCAACTACACAAACAAATCAAAGACGGTAACACAACCGCAACAATATTTTATTTAAAGACAAAAGGCAAGAAACGAGGATATATAGAGCGCCAAGAAATAACTGGCGCAGATGGAATGCCTACAAACTTTCAAATAGATATCATTGACAAAACAACTGATAGAGACTAATGTAATATTTAAACATTTACAAAGGTCAAACAAAAAAATAACAATAGAGCAAGGGGGAACACGAAGCGGTAAAACCTATAACATATTGCTCTGGCTTATTTTTGACTACTGCACAAAGTTTAAGGGAAAAACCATAACAATCTGTCGCAAAACATTTCCAAGTGTTAGAGCGTCTGTTATGCGTGATTTCTTAGATATTCTTAAGCAATACAAAATTTACTCAGAGGAATATCACAACAAATCAAATAGCGAATACGAACTATTTGGTAACCTTGTTGAGTTTATTTCATTAGATCAGCCACAAAAAGTAAGAGGGAGAAAAAGAGATGTACTATTTATAAACGAAGCTAACGAACTTTTTTTTGAAGATTGGCAGCAGTTAGTATTTCGAACATCTGAAAAAATCATATTAGATTATAACCCATCTGATGAATATTCTTGGATATATGATAATGTAATACCAAGAGAAGATGCAGAATTTTATAGGACCACATATTTAGACAATCCTTTTTTAGATGAAAGTATAGTAAGTGAAATAGAATTATTAAGGGAAACTGACGAAACCTACTGGCAGATCTATGGACTTGGTGAAAGAGGAATAAGTAAAAGCACAATATTCCAATACACAGAAGTAAATAAAATACCAGAAGATGCCCAGTTTATTTCATATGGTATGGACTTTGGTTATGTTAATGATCCGACTGTCTTAGTTTCTGTTTATCAAAAAGACTATAATTTATATTGCCAAGAACATTTCTATCAAACCAAAATGACCGCTAATGATATTTATTCAAAGCTGCGGGAAATTGGCGTTAATCGTGATACGGTTTTTTGTGATAGTGCTGAACCAAGATTGATAGATGAATTAAGAAGAATGGGTTTAAATACAAGACCAACCATAAAGGGTAAAGATTCTGTTAATGCTGGTATTGATTTATTAAAGCGTTATAAATTACACATTCTATCTAGTTCTGAAAATATGATACAAGAATTTAGAAACTATAAATGGATAGAAGATAAAAGCGGAAAATTAACAAATGTTCCACGAGACGCAAATAATCACACGATTGATAGTTTGCGTTACGCTACCTACAATATGTTATCTAAGCCGAACTACGGAAAATACGCAGTTAGATAAAAAAATTTAAAATAAAATCGTTTTATATATATGGAAGTAAAGATAAAAGTACCTACTGATTTATCAGATATACCTTTATACAAATACCAAGAATTTCACAAGGTATTAGAAGTAAATAAAGATGCAGATGCTAACGACTTGTTTATACAAGAAAAGATGCTGCAAATATTTTGTGATTTGCCTTTGAGTGATGCGCTTAAATATCGTAAGTCTGACATTGACAACGTAACCGAAATGATAACTAAAACACTTGAGCAAAAACCTGACTTAGTACGAAACTTTACAATAGGTGATACAGAATTTGGTTTTATACCAAAGTTAGAAGATATGACCTTTGGCGAATATATCGATTTAGACAATTCAATAGGTGATATTAAAAACCTACACAAAGCAATGGCGGTATTATACCGACCAATAAAACAAAAAATAAAAGAAAAGTATTTAATAGAAGATTACAGAGGGGATAATTACCATCAAGCAATGTTACATACACCGATGGATGCAGTTGTTAGTTCTATGCTTTTTTTTTGGAATTTAGGAATCGAATTGTCGAAAGCTATGATAGCTTATTTACAGGAGGAACACAAGGAGGACTTGACGCCAGAGCAAATTTCGGTGCTAAGTGGGGATGGTATCAATCAGTTTATGCACTTGCCGATGGTGACGTTTCAAAGTTTGACGAAATAACAGAATTAAACGTAAATACTTGCTTATTGATGTTGATGTTTAAAAAAGAAAAAGCTGACATAGAAGCACAAGAACTTAAAAGAAAAATGCGATGACATACAGGGGGATTCAATCATTCTACGATTTAACCACAAAGATAAAAGACATCTTACAAGCAGATGAAAACGTCAATACAGTAACCTTTGGTGATATTACCGAAGTAGACTTAAACAAACAAACTATCTTTCCTTTATCACATATAATGATAAACAACGTAACGGACAATGGACAAACTTTATCGTATAATCTTTCGGTTATGGCTATGGACTTGGTGGATACAAGTAAAGACGAAACGACTGATATATTTGTTGGAAATGATAATAGGCAAGATGTATTAAATACTCAGTTGTCGGTATTGAACAGATTGCAACAAAAATTAAGAAAGGGTACACCACACCAAGATGGATATCATTTAGAAGGCAGCGCAAGTCTTGAAGCGTTTTACGATAGGTTTGAAAATGAATTGGCTGGATGGGTAAGTACGTTTGATGTAGTTACTATGAACAACATTGATATATGCAACTAGACAACTTTAAAAAGGCATTAGAAGTATTTAGGGATAAGGTTGTACAAGAATCTAAAAAGAACCTGCGTAAAGATAACAAAGGTGGTGGGAATTTAGAAAGAAGCATTAAGGGTGGTGAAGTAAAGGTAACGGAAAGAAGTTTACAGTTCAATATTGAAATGGCTGAATACGGTACATTTCAAGACAAGGGGGTAAGCGGTATTAATAAGAAATACAATACGCCTTACTCTTATAGAGATAAAATGCCACCGCCAAGTAAGTTAGATAAGTGGACAGTAAAAAAGGGGATAGCACCGAGAGATGAACAAGGCAGATTTATAAAAAGAACAAGTTTAAATTTTTTAATAGCAAGAAGCATATTTTTTAACGGAATAAAACCAAGTTTATTTTTTACAAAACCATTTTTAAAATATTCAAAAGATTTACCTAAAGAATTAGAATCTGCTTTTGCTTTAGATACAGAAGCATTTTTACAATTCGTAACAAAACAACAATTAGATGGCTAAGATTAATGTAAGAAGTCCATATTATGTAAGCACTACTCAAGCTGGGATGGTATCGGCTTCTATTGATGTATATATTTATACGGGGGTACAAACTACTGATAGACCTGCTGATCCTACTTATACTTTAAGTTCTAATGCAGTAAGTGCAAGGGTGGATTTTGAAATAGCAGACTTGGTAAAGGATTATATTGAAATGACCTTAAACTTTGTAAATAATACTGCCATCAAAAATAATGTTTGGGTAGATTATCAAGTAACAAGGTATTTTATTAACAGTTCATCAGTACAAACAATGGTGCAGTTAAGAGGATTTGATGGGTATGGATATTTTGAAGAAGATGTTAATCCGCAATTAGATAAAATAGCTTTATTATCAAATACACATATAGTAAAAAGTAAAGACCATTTATTAAGATTCCCAGTAGATAATTCTTATAACGGTGCTATTATTAGATTTTTAAAAGATAATGTATTAGTAAATTCAGAAACTATTGTAAGTACTTCAAATAGCTATGACCAAGTACAATATTTTTCAAATACTGGTGGAACTGCAAATGTAGATGAAGTAGAGGTTAGATTGGGTGCTGATATTTATACTTACACCGTAGAAAACGTAGAAGAATGTTTAGATACACCTTATAGACTAACATTTGTAAATAAATATGGTGCATTACAAAGCCAAACATTTTTTAAGAAGTCTGTAAGGAATATGAACACTAATGTAACTTATTATAAAAAGAATATTGTAAGTAACGGTAATTATAATCTAACAGTAGCACAGAAATCAATCGTTTTAAAGAACGCTAATGAATCTTTGACTTTGAATAGTGGTTTTTACCCAGAGAACAATAATGACGTATTTAAAGAACTGCTATTAAGCGAGAACGTATGGATTTATTACGATAGTCAAGAATTACCTTGTAATATTTCATCAAGTTCTATTAGTTACAAGACAAGCCGAAACGATAAACTGATTAACTACACTTTAGATATTGAATTTGCTAATGATGTAGTACAAAACATCCGATAGATGCAGATAGTACAACTTTTTGTAGATGGTGAACAAGTAGATATGTTTAAAGATGAAAGCATTACTATTTCAGATAGTATTGCTAATGTCAAAGATATATCTAAAATCTATACTGCATACTCAAGACAATTTACACTTCCTGCTTCACCTACAAATAACAGAATATTTAAGCACTATTATAATTTTAACATTGTAGGAAATACATTTGACGCACGGTATAAGGTCGATGCTTACTTAAATGTCAACGGAATAAGATACAAAGATGGTAAGTTAAGGTTAAGCGGTGTTAAACTAAAAGACAATTCACCTGAATCATATCAAGTCACTTTCTTTGGTAATGCGGTAGCCTTAAAAGACTTATTTGGTGAAGATACTTTATCAATGCTTACGGGTGGTAGTTATGGTTTAAATAATTATAATCATTTATATAACAATCTAACCATTAGACATAGTTTTAATAATCGCACACAAATACATAGCGGAAATATTAAATATAGCTTCATTTCACATTCAAGACCTTTTAGATATACGGGTACAGATATTGTATCTGATTATAATGGTGAAACATCTCCTAATTATTTTTTAGGATTGACAGATTTAAAACCATCTTTAAAACTAAAAGCTATTGTAGATGCTATTGAAGAAAAATATGATTTAACATTTAGTCAAGACTTCTTTAATACAACCTACTTCAAGAATTTATATATGTGGCTGCACAAAGAAGCAGGGGTAATGACGCAGACCACAGAACAAAACGAATTAAAAACTTATTTTTCCGACACCTCAACTTGGACATTAACAAGCGGTACAGATTTTAGAAATGCCGAAGGTGGTTTATTTGTGTTTAACGAACCATACCCAAACTTTGATTATGTTAAGTACGAAATACTTACTTATGATGTAACCTTTGCAGGTGCATTATCATATGATTTTGCAATAACTGATAGCGGTTCGCCTTTATATAATTCAAGTGCAACTGGTTCAAATACATTTAATATAAACCAAGAATTACAAGGTTCTGCACAAACTTACTTTTTAGAATTTATTATAACAAGTCAATCTTTATTTAGTCCTACTCAAGAAATACAAATAAAGAAACACACAAAAACAAATTATACCGATAATTGGGTAGATGCAGGAACATCAGTTTATAACGCAAGTGCTATTGCAGTTGCAAGTAATTTAGATGTGCCAGACCAAATGCCTGAAATGAAGGTATATGATTTTGTAATTAATTTGTTTAAGATGCACCAACTGACCGCATCTATTGACAAAGAACTAAACGGAGATGAAACAGTAAATGTACTTCCGTTGCAAGATTATCAATCAACGGGTGTTACACACGACATTACAGAAAACGTAGATGTAACTTCAACACAAGTAGATAGATTAATACCGTATAAGGAAATAAACTTTAGTTACAAGGGAAGAAAGAGTGCTGCTATAATGGCTTATGACCAAGCATATCCTAATAATAAGTTTGGCGATTTGAATTGGAACGCGGGAACAGAAGATATGGATGGCGGTAATTATTCCGTTGCTTTAGATTTTGAGCATATGTACTTTGAGAGGATTTTATCTTCGGGTGGTACGCCAAGCACGGTGCAATACGGGGTAATGATAGACCAAGATTTAGAACCTATTGTTGGAATGCCTTTGATTCATTGTATTGTATTAAGAGATACGACTACGCCTTATTTAAGATGGCATAATGGTGATGGTACTGTTTTCCCTTTAGATAAATTTAACGCACCTACTAACATTGATGCTAATGGTAATTCAATACATTGGGGCGCACAAATTGATGAATATAGCGCAGTCCAACAAGACGAAAGTTTATATAATAGATTTTACTTTGATTCTATTACTTCGGTATTTCAACAAGCAGCAAGAAAAATTACATACAAGGCTTATTTGCCTTTAGGTCTTTTGTTGTCTTATAAATTAAATGACAGATTTAGAATAGGGCAAAACACTTATAAGATCGAATCGGTAAACACTAACTTACTAAATGAGGAAAGTAAACTTGTTTTATATAACGACTTACCCCCTGCGGTAAATGTAAACCTACCTGAAAATATAAACCAAAAAACAGATCTTGCTAAACCTGAAAATGTAGAATTAGTTACGCCAACAAGTTCAAAATATAGAAAGATCCAATGGAAATTTGTAAGTGGTGCTACTGAGTATTTACTTTATTTAAACGGTAGATACCACGATTCTATAATTCCTTCGGGGGCATTGATTGAAGATTATGAATATACTGGTTTAGACATAGAAGATGTAAATGTGTTAGGTGTTCAGGCATATTATGGTACGGTAGGGGCGTTAAGTGGTTTGGCATCTATTATTGTAAGTGTTGTGAGTGATGCAATAACATTTACAACAAATCTTGAGGAATTACAAGCAAGAACACAAGTTTACGAGAACGAACCAGAAACAATAGAACTTTTAAGAGAACTAAACTTATGTTAAAGACAATATTAGAAGGTTTAAAATACGATGTAAGCGGTGAATATATAGACATCGCCAAAGGTAAGTATAAGTTAGAAGAAACCTTAAAGGAAGCAATAACCACAATTAGAAAAGAATGGCGCAAGAAGTAGTAATTAATGTAAAAGCAAACACCAAACAAGCTGAACAAAGTTTGCAGGGTGTTAATAGCGAAATAAAAGAAACGCAACAAGTAAGTGGTGAATTAACTGGTTCGCTAAATAAAATGACTGGTGGTGCAATCACTAAATTCAATGCGTTTAAAGGTACTTTAAAGGGTGTTACGGGTGGTTTTAAATCTTTACGGGTAGCAATCATTAGTACTGGTATTGGTGCTCTTATTGTTGCGGTTGGTGCTTTGACTGCTGCTTTTACTGCAAGTGAAGAAGGGCAAAATAAATTCCAAAAGATATTAGGTGTTCTTGGTAGTATTACAGGTAACCTTGTAGACTTATTAGCAGATTTAGGAGAAAAAATTATTGAGGTTTTTGAGAATCCTAAACAAGCCATTATAGATTTTAAGGATTTAATTGTAGAAAACATTACGAATCGTTTTGAGGGGATGCTTGAACTTATCCCCCAACTTGGTAAAGCGGTTAAGTTATTATTTAGTGGTGAATTTGCAGAAGCAGGAGAAGTGGCGGCAAATGCAGCAGCAAAAGTTGTTCTTGGTGTAGAAGATTTTACGGATAAAGTCGCATCCGCAACTGAATCAATAAAAGACTTTGCTAAAGAAATAGAAGATGACGCTAACGCTGCTGCTAAAATTGCAGATCAAAGGGCAGAAATAGATAGGAGGTCAAGACGATTATTAGTAGAAAGGGCAGAAGCAGAAAGACAAATTGCACAATTAAGGGAACAGTCAGCAGATAAAGAAAGATTTACCGCAGCCGAGCGAATTGAATTCCTTGAAGAAGCAGGAAAGATAAGCGAAGATTTAGCAAACAAAGAAATAGCTATTGCCCAATTAAGATTTGAAGCAAAGAAAACAGAAAACGCCTTATCAAAATCTACAAAAGAAGATTTAGACGAACAAGCACAATTAGAAGCCGATGTAATATCAAAACAAACTGCAAGGTTAAAGTTACAAAAAGCATTAACCGCAGAATTAACAACTGCAAGGCGTGAAGATGCTGCGGAAGCGGATAGGTTGCGAAAAGAGCAAGAAGCGAAAAATGCCGAAGCTGATAAAAAACGCATTGATGATGCACTAGCGAGGGGTAAAATATTTGATGAAATAATTACTGCGGCAGAAAATAAAGAAGCAGAATCTTTTTTACAAAAAGTACAATTAGAGGAACAAAGAAAGTTAGCAGAATTAGATAGGTTAAATGCTACTGAACAAGAAAAGGAAGCTATCAGAGCATATTATGCCGAACAAAAACTTGATGCACAAGAAAAAGACGCAGAAGCAAGTAAAAAAATAGATGATGCCGAAGCGGAAGCCAAAAAACAAAATTTAGCAAAAGTCGGTGGTTTACTTATGAATTTTGCTTCATTGGCAGGTGAACAAACAAGTGCAGGTAAAGCTGCTGCGATAGCAGGTACTTTAATATCTACTTATCAATCGGCAACAGATAGTTATAAATCTTTAGCAGGTATTCCTATCGTTGGTCCTGCATTAGGTGCTGCTGCTGCAGCGGTTGCGGTTGCATCTGGTTTTAAACAAATACAAGCAATTAAATCTGTTAAAGTTCCTAAAGGTCGGGGTGCTGAGGGTGGTGCTGCTACGCCATCGGCATCAGGGTTTGCTGCTGCTGCTACACAAGCACCACAATTTAATGTTTTAGGTGCAGGTGCTACTAATCAGTTAGCAGGATTGTTAGCGGAAGATTCACAAAAGCCAGTTAAGGCGTATGTGGTAAGTAATGAAGTAAGTTCTGCACAAAGTTTGGATAGAAATATTGTGGAAAGTGCGACTTTAGGATAAAACACAAATTAAAATTAAAATCGTTTTATAGATATGAAAATTATCGAACTAATTATAGATGAAGAACAAGAAAATGGTATTGATGCCATTAGTATTGTTGAACATCCTGCCATAGAAGAAAATTTTATAGCCTTAAACAAAAAGAAAGAATACAAATTTCAAGAAGTAGATAAAGAAAAGAGAATCTTAATGGGTGCATTGCTTGTGCCTAACAAAGCGATATATAGAAAAGACGAAAAAGAAGATTACTATATTTATTTTACTAAAAAAACAATCCGTAAGGCTTCGGAACTTTTCTTACAAAAAGGCAATCAGCATAATTCTACCTTTGAGCATCTATATAAAATTGATGGACTTACTTTGGTAGAAAGTTGGATCGTAGAAGATAAAGAAAAAGACAAGTCAGCATTATATGATTTAGATGTACCCGTAGGTACTTGGATGGGGAGTGTTAAAGTAGAAAATGATGAAGTTTGGCAAGATTATGTTAAGACTGGTGTTGTTAAAGGTTTTTCTATTGAAGGATTTTTTGCAGAAAAAGAACAAGAAGAAAAAAGGGAAATTGAAGCAGGTCTTAAATTGTTAGAGATAAAAGAAGCGATTTTAAGATACGAATTTGAATCATATAACGACTACCCTAAAGCTGCGCAGAACAACGCTAAAAGGGCGTTAAAATACGCTGAGAAAAATGGTTGGGGTAGTTGCGGAACACCCGTAGGTAAACAAAGAGCAAATCAATTAGCTAAAGGCAGAAACATTACAAGAGATACCATTGCTAGGATGGCTGCTTTTGCAAGGCATTTACAATATGATGACAAGAAATTAGGGGATGGTTGTGCTAAACTTATGATTTTGGCTTGGGGTGGCCGTGAAGGCATTGAATGGGCGCAAAGAAAACTAAAACAAATAGATAATGAGTAGGGCTTGTTATTGCAAAGACAGAAACACTTATTCCATAGATTGTTGTGATGGTAGTTTATGGGCGCAAGGTATTGGCGTAATAAGAAAAAGTGAGTTTTATTTAAGACAAGAAAATATTGATTTAATCTTACAAGAAGATAACAGCAGAATAATCTTATAGTTATGGCAGATAAAAAAATATCACAATTAAGTACAGCAACCGCATTACTGGGTACGGAACTTTTAGTAACAGTACAAAGCGGAGTAACAAAGCAAACTACGGTTAATAAAATTAAAAATACATTAGTACCTTATAATTTAACCGTACAAGCTGGTCAAACTGTCAATTTAAGCGGTTCAATATTTGACGAAGCTATGCTTGTAAAATTAACTTGGTCAGGCGTAGCAGGAAATATGACACTTAACCTACCAAGTGCATCTGCTATACCAAACCGAGCATTAAGATTTATTAGTAATGGTGGTTTTAACACAAACACAAGAGTATATTTAACACCTACGGGCGGTGATACTCTTGATGGATCAACTGCCTACTACGAAATTAACAAAGTTTACGAAGGAATTAAAATTTGGTCTGATGGTAGTGAGTGGTTTATCATTCAGAAAAAAGCCTAAAAATACCAATTAATTTTTATAATCGTTTTATTAATATTAAATAAGTAAATCTATGAAAACAACAGAAATGTTAAAGCGCATTCAAACGCTTCTTAACACTCGTGTTGAACTTGAAGACCGCAAGTTAGATAATGGTACTGTTATTTTTGCTGATGAATTTGCAGAAGGGCAGCCAGTATTTATCGTTACCGAAGATGAGCGTATACCTATGCCTATCGGAGAGTATATGATGGAAGATGGTTCAATGCTTGTTGTAGAAGAAGAAGGCGTGATTGCTGCTATCAAAGCTGCTGATGAAGCAGAGGAAGAAGAAGTAGTGGAAGAAGAAGCTAAGGTTGAAGAAGAAATGAGCAACGAAGCTAAAGAACCTAAAAAGGTTGTAGAAAGCACCGTTGTAGAAACGCATTTTTCCGAAGAACAAAAAAGCGAACTTGTCGAAGCTATTTTATCAAGTGTAAATCCTTTGATTGAGGAATTACAAAACAAAGTAAACGAACTTGAAGCTAAACTATCTCAAGAATCTGTTGAGGAAGTAGAAGAAGTAGAAGTTCAAGCTGATCAAGAAGTTGAGGTTGAAGAACCAAAACAGGAATTATCTAAAGCCTTTAAACATACACCAGAAGTTCAAAGCGAAAAGAAAAAAATTCAATTCTCTAAAAATAGAACATTAACAACCTTTGATAGAGTATTATCTAAAATTTCAAATAAGTAATTAATTTAAAACAATAAAAAAATGGCAACAAGTGGAAGTGTAACTTCAATTACTACAACATACGCTGGAGAGTTTGCGGGTGAGTATATCGCTGCAGCTTTGTTGAGTGCAAATACTATCGATAATGGTGGTATTACCGTAAAACCTAATGTTAAATACAAAGAAGTCATTAAGAAAATGGCTTTGGATTCTATTGTGGCTAATGCTACTTGTGATTTCTCATCTTCTGACGATGTAATTACATTGACTGAGCGTATCCTACAACCAGAAGAATTCCAAGTTAATCTTACTCTTTGTAAAAAAGATTTCCGTTCTGACTGGGAAGCAATGGAGATGGGTGTTGGTGCTTTTGACAACCTACCACCTTCTTTCTCTGATTATCTAATTTCTTATGTAGCTGCTAAAGTTGCTGAAAAAACTGAACAAACAATTTGGGGTGGTGTCAATGCTACTGCAGGTGAATTTGATGGTTTTGTTACTTTGGCTACTGCTGATGCTGATGTGGTTGATGTAGTTGGTACTACTGTAACTTCTGCGAATGTTATCGCTGAACTTGGAAAAGTTGTAGATGCTATCCCATCTGCACTTTACGGAAAAGAAGATTTATTTATCTATGTGCCACAGAATGTTGCTCGTGCTTATGTTCGTGCTTTAGGTGGATTTAGCGTAGCTGCTACTTCAAACAATGGTCTTGGCAATCAAGGTACAACTTGGTTTAACGGACAAGCATTGTCTTTTGATGGTGTTTCTTTGTTTGTTGCTAACGGACTTGCTGACAACAAAATGATGGCTGCTCAAAAATCTAACCTTTACTTTGGTACTGGTCTACTTTCTGACCACAACGAAGTTAAATTGTTGGATATGGGTGACTTGGATGGAAGCCAGAATGTTAGAGCAATTATGCGCTTTACAAGTGGTGTTCAGTACGGAATCGGTTCAGACATCGTTCTTTACTCTTAATTAAATATTTATTAATCTTGAGAAGGGGTGGGCGCAACTGCCCACCCTTTTTTATTTAAAACATAAAATATGGCGTGTACATTAACAACTGGTCGTGAATTACCTTGTAAGGATTCGGTTGGTGGCATTAAAGCGGTTTATTTAGCAGATTATGGTTCTTTAGGAACATTGACTGTAACCTCTGGTGAAGTAACTGCTATTAGTGCCGTTGCACCAACACTTTTCCAATTCGATGTAAAGGGTAATTCAAGCCTTGAACAAGCGATTACAAGTAGCCGTGAAAACGGAACTACTTTTTATGAGCAAACTTTGAACTTAACTTTGACTAAATTAGATTTAGCAACACAAGAAGAAATTGTAACTATTGCCAAAGCAAGACCACACGTGTTCGTTGAGGATTACAATGGAAACTATTTCTTGGTAGGTGCTGCTCACGGTGCGGACATTTCTGGTGGAACTATTGTAACTGGTGCTGCTATGGGTGATTTGTCAGGATTTACTTTAGTATTTACTGCACAAGAAACACTTCCCGCTTATTTTGTTACTGCTTCGATTGTAACTGGTAATGCAAGTGCTACTCAAATAGCACCATAAGTAATTTAAATTAAATTGAAGCCATCTTTAATTAGGTGGCTTTTTTTTTACCCCAAATTCAAAATAAATTCGTTTTATAAGTATGAAGATTCTAACGACAAGCACTTCTGCTCAATCGCTTAAAATTATTCCAAGAGATTATCAAAGTAACATTGATGTTATTTTAAGAGATAATAGCACGAATACAAGCACAACTTATGCAGTTTCTACTTCTACAAGTGGTGATTATATGACTTTTGACTTAACTTTGGCGTTAGTAGAAAACAGATTTTACGATATGACTTGTAAATTTGGTAGTGATGTTATTTATAAGGATAAAATCTTCTGTACTGACCAAGTGATAGCTGATTACACCGTAAACGAAAATCAATACACTACTGAAAATTCATACGATAACGATTATATCATATTATGAGCATTAAAATAGTTGAATTAGCATCTTATACTGCGCCAAAGATTACCGAAAACAAAAGAGATGAATGGGTTTCTTATGGTGATGACAATAATTACTATCAGTATTTGATTGATTTATATAACGCATCACCTACTAATAACGCTGCAATAAACGGAATCAGTCAAATGATTTTTGGTAGAGGTTTAGACGCTACTGATTCTTCAAAGAAGTTAGAAGAATATGCAATGATGAAGGCTTTGTTTCACGATAATTGCGTAAGAAAACTTTCCTATGATTTAAAATTAATGGGGCAATGTGCTATGCAAGTAGTTTACGACAAGCCACACAAAAGAATTATAGAAGTTGCACACTTTCCTATTGAAACATTAAGAGTAGGTAAGGCAAATGAAGAAGGAGAAATAGATGCTTACTATTATTTTAATGATTGGTCTAAAATTAAGCCAAGCGACAAACCAATGCGATTTAGTGCGTTCGGCACTTCTAAAGACGAAATAGAAATACTTTGTGTTAAGCCTTATCGTGCAGGTTTTTATTATTATTCGCCCGTTGATTATCAAGGTGGTTTACAGTATGCAGAATTAGAAGAAGAAATATCTAACTATCACCTCAACAACATCAAGAATGGTCTTGCGCCATCTATGATGATTTCCTTTAATAACGGAGTGCCAGATGAAGAAACACAAGAAATTATAGAAAGAAAGATTCAGCAGAAGTTTAGCGGAACAAGCAACGCAGGTAAATTCATTCTTAGTTTCTCGGATAATGCAGATAGTCAAGCTACAATGGAAACGGTACAACTATCAGACGCACATAATCAATATCAGTTCTTGAGTGATGAATCAATGCGTAAAATTATGGTAGCGCATAGGATTATTTCGCCAATGTTATTAGGCATCAAAGACAATACGGGATTAGGAAATAACGCAGACGAACTAAAGACTGCTTCTATCTTATTTGATAACACCGTTATTAAGCCATTTCAAGACCTTTTAATAACTGCCTTTGACAAAGTACTTGCTTTTAATAACGCTGCCTTAAATCTATATTTTAAGACCTTACAACCGCTTGAATTTGTAGACTTGGAAAATGCTTTAACTAAAGAGCAAGTAGAAGAAGAAACTGGTCAAAAGTTAAGTAGCGAATTAAACGACTTAACGGATGAAGAATTTGAAGCGTTAGAAGAAGATTTGCAAGGCGAAGTAATTAATGATGAATGGGAACTTGTAGACAAAAGAGAATATTCAGAAGAAAACGAATCTGTTGAAGATTGGGCAAACAAATTGATTAAGGAAAAGAAAACAGGATTACAAAAGTTAGCCGACCTTATCAAATCTAAGCCAAGCGATCCAAGTTTTTTAGATAAGTCATATTATAAGGTTCGTTATGAATATGCTGAAAAATATTCAAGTAATAATTCAAGAACATTTTGTCGTAGAATGATGGCAAGAACGGGTAGGGGTGTGGTTTATCGCAAAGAAGATATTGATCAAGCAAGTTTTCAAGGTGTAAATAATTCCTTTGGGCATAAAGGACAAAACTATTCGCTTTTCAAATATAAAGGCGGTGTAAATTGTGGGCATTATTGGAATGAGAATCTTTATAGACTAAAGAAAAAAACCGATGGTTCTTACTATGAAGATAAATCTTTAGCAAGTAGTGAAGAAGTAAAAGAAATACCAAAAAGCTACATTCCTAAAGGTGGAGAATACGAAACGGCTAAAGTTGCACCAAAGGATATGCCCAATAACGGACATCACCCTAATTACAAGAAATAAGATATGGCTACTGCGTTATTTATAAAAAGGGAAGATTTAGTAAGAAATAGCATTATTGATGGTAATGTAGATACTGATAAATTTATTCAGTTTATCAAGATTGCACAACAAATGCACATTCAAAACTATTTAGGTACTGACCTTTATAATAGAATAAGTGCTGATATTATAGCAGGAACTTTAACGGGTGATTATTTGACATTAGTCAATGACTATATACAACCTATGCTTATACATTTTGCTATGGTCGATTATTTACCATTTGCAAGTTACGAATTAAGAAACGGTGGTTTGTTTAGACATCGCTCGGAAAATGCTGATAATCCTACAAAAGAGGAAGTAGACTTTTTGACACAAAAGCATAGAAACTTTGCAGATTTTTATACAAGAAGATTTATTGATTATATGTCTTTTAACCAAAATATGTTTCCAGAATACAACACCAACACAAATGAGGATATGGATCCCGATAAAGACGCTAATTTTGTAGGATGGGTGCTGTGAAAGTAAGATATAAAGTAAAACCGATCAATTTAAAGAAATTGGCTGAATACTTAAAGAAAAAAAAGAAATGAATTTAACCGATATAAAAATATACGCCATTAACACAATAGCATTAGCGTTAAATTTTACTAATATAGAATTAGGCTTAAAGATTATTTTAACTATTGTAGCCATTGGTTACACTTTGACTAAATGGTGGTTAATGATAAAAGAAAAAAGAAATGGCTAACGAAATATACCATAGAAGCTGGTGGGGTGAAACATCAGATACATTTTGGGGTGATATTTACTATGAACCGAATATCACTAATGATATGTATGTGCGTGTAAGCTATTATGAGAATAGCAATGAAACCGATGAAATTTTGAACGAATTAATTTGTAGATTACGATGAGT